ACTGCTAGGAACGCTCCAAGAGAGACTATTGCTGGGTGCTTCATGTTCATGCTGTGCCGCCTATCATTGGGATATTAAAGAACGAGCCATCTGCATCGCCCTTCTTAGTGAAAGAGATATGGCAATGATGGTCATGCGGATTGATTCCAGAATACTTACGCCAGCGCCAACCCATGCGAGGGGAAGCAATCTTTCCTGCGAATATGATGTAAGCCACTCTTGAGTCAAGCTTTGCTGCGTGTCGAATCTGATTTGCAAGGTCAGGCATGAGGTCAGGCTTTTTCTTTCCAGATAAATCCCTGTCAATATCAATGGCTCTGACAACGAAGCCAGCCTTTGCATCAGGGTTATGATCAGAAGGGCGCGCTGAATGACGGGTATCGCCAATCCAGCCGTCTGAGGTTCTATCTCGGTCTGGATAAGTATCATCTATCTGCAATCTAAGTTGCTGTCCAGCTTTACAGAGGATAGGTGTGTGCTTCATTGCTGCACTCCCATCGCTTCTGTGAAGTAAGAATTAATTCATTATGCTCACAAGGTGCTGGTGCAATGAAAGCATCATCAATTGGATCATAAGTAAATCCAACCCCTGCGTAGTTATATCTAAAATTACCGTTGTATGAAGTCTTAACCCAAGTACCACCAAGGTTATCAAGAAGCCATTGATAGCCTTCATCTCCTGCTGGGTCGTTGTTATCTCCAACAGTTACACGAATAACTTTGTTGTGTGAATCTAGTTCTGCCCAATGTGACATATCAAACCGCCGTCTTTAAGTATCGAACAACAATTACACCTGAACCACCAGCACCGGCTGAACCAAATTGCGCACCTGCGCCGCCACCGCCGCCGGTGTTTGCTGTTCCTGCTACTCCATTAAGCGCACCTGCGCCACCACCACCAAGTCCACCAGCTTGACCAGTAGCAGGAGAGAAGTTACAACCACCGCCGCCGCCGGCAAAATAATAATGTCCACTGGATAATTGACCAAGTGAACAAGCTGCACCAATAGTATCTGTCAATGCCGAATAAGCACCAATTCCACCTGCACCTGATGTTGTAGCGTTTGGTGCTGTACCGCCTATTGCTCCAGCACCGCCACCTGCACCTGATGGATAAGGTGGATTACCAAAGAATCCATTACCACCACCAGCAAAACCTTGACCAGAAGTTCCTGCACCACCGAAAGTTTGCGCAGAAGTATCGTTAGTAGAACCACCACCGCCAGAGCCACCGTTCTTACCGTTTAGTCCAACACCTGGCGTTCCGCTTCCACCAGCTCCACCACCGCCTACTGCTGTAGTTAATGATCCGAATGTTGAATCGCCACCGCTGGTAGATGATGCGCCTGATGTTCCACCATTGCCAATTACGCAATTGTAAGAATTAACAGCTAGGGATTGATTTGTAAATTCTAAGTATCCACCAGCTCCACCACCCGCGCCTGAATAGCCGCCGAAAGTGCCGCCACCGCCGCCAGCAACAACCAAAATATCTGCCGTTAGAGAAGTACCACTTATTCCAAGTGTGCCGTTACCAGTAAAAGCTCGATAAAAGTAAGTAGCGTCAGAATATAAAGTGCCGCCTGTGACTACCGGTTTTAGTTTATCTCCAAATAATCCCGCAGTAATAGCGCCAATCATTATCCAATTGCTCCTACTACATACCAAGTATCGGTTGCTGTCTTAATACAGACGGCTGTTTTGTATTGAGCCAAGGTAGGAGCTGCGGCTGTAGCACCGGCTGACAGGACTGTTGTTGTTCCTGAAGTGACTGCTGAGATTGTGACCAACCCAGCGCCCTTATTGAGAACTGTAATTGCTGTGCCTACTGGGAAGGCTGCTGAGGCATTGGTAGGAATCTTGAAGGCTACGGCTGTCGCCTTATTCATAGGCACTAGGGTCTGGTATGCGTCATCGATAACGGCTGTGTAATCCGCTGTCTGATCCGCATCGACGGTAAAGGCTACTAGCCCATTAAACATTGAAGCTGTAAGGATGTCTCCTGTTGCTGCTGGAAAGCCTGTTGCCATTTATATCTCCTAGTAAGTCATTGCGCTCACGCCAATTATACCGCGTTCTGCGCTTCCTATAATGAATCCATCGACTATGGGCTCAAGTGTTGTAACTGTGCATTGCATTGAGTTAGGGCTAATCTCCCACTTCAATCCCTGCACTTGCAAGGTCTTAGTGATAAGGCTGCCATCTGGCTGTATATTCTGAATCCGGACATTGGTAAAGTAATCCAAGCCAATCATTGTGTCAGTAGGTACTGCTGGGTCTAGTAGATCAACAGTCATGGCATCAATGCGAATAGTTGTCTCAGCTCTTGTTGCCACCACGGTAGCGGCGATATTGAGGGCATTAGCGTCAGTATCAATAACTAGGTCTTGAGCTGAGAGTTGGTGTTGGAAGTATTTAGTAGCGCTGGCTGAGTTGATGTAAATCTGAGGTGTGCCGCCTATGCGCTGCATGCTGGCCTTGTTGATGATGAGCTTGTCATCGAAGGCGAATACAAGCTGCTTGTAAGGGATACCGCCGGTTTGATTGAACTCAATAGGAGTCCCAGATATAGATGAGGCTACTTGATTACGGCTCTTGAATATGGCTGTGCCTGCACCGTCCATGTAGAACGCGCCTTGCTCAGAGAACTCTGCATTCTTGATTGCATCGAGGGAAGTTCTAAGAGTTCCTGGGTCTGCCTGGCACAATGAGTTGCCTGTAGAAATAGTTCTCATGCTTGCTGGGAATTCCACTTGGTCAAGAATCTTGCCTATGCGTGTGCCAGTTGCCTGCCCTGCGCCTGAGTCTGTGACGGTTGTAACTTGTGCAAGGTTGAACAATCTAAAGCCGTCTGCTGCATAAATATCTACATAGCCTACGTTCTCAGCCTGATCATAGAAGTATCGGTACTCGGTTGTATAGCCTGAGAATAGGAACTCCTGCGCTGTGGCTGTTGTAGCTGCCACTCGTATTTTGCGCAAGGGAACTAGGAATGGATAATAGATAGAGTTTACGTTCTGAGGATTCCATGACCCGTCATTGTCAAATACACGGATAACTGCTGTGCCTGCCTGATAAGTGTCTGATTGAACGTTACGTCCATTGTCAATGGTGATGCTGCGAACGCTAGGAGTTAAATCAACAATAGGTTCTGGAACTGTAGAACCAGCAAGTGTGCCAGTACCTAGAACTCCGTACTTAGCATCACCAATGGTAAAGGGATACCCGAAAGTAGCACCTGATGAAAAGTCGAAAGAGACTGAGATATTAGCTGGCAGCGCCATGTTTATCGGCCAGTTCTATTTACTGATGAACCAATGCCTGAAAGGGAAGTGTCCTGTAACGCTGTGGCAATAGTCTTGCCATCAATTTGAACAACCATTTGGATTGGTCCTGTTAGGTTTGAGGCTTCCTCTGCTCGTCTGAAACTGCCAGGTGTTGATCTAGGAAATGGTGTCACATTGGAGTCAGGAACCTGAACGGTTTCAGGGAATGAAGGATTATTGTTCCAGCCTAAAGAACTATTAAAGTTAGGGTTGCCTGTAACTACAAGAGCTGCTTTCTTTGCAAGGTCATCTAAATACTTAGACCAAGACTCAAAAGGATTCCTTGCATTTGGAAGGCTTGCAAGATAACCTGCTAAATCTTTCCCTAAGCCTTGAGCCTTGGCAATTTCAGCTGTAAGAGCTTGGGCTTCCTTAGTATTGCCAGTAATTAAAGCGAACTGGAGTTCTACGCGTTTACGATCCTCATCGGATAATTTGCCTTTTAGTGCAGCAATAATTTGAACCTGTTCTAAGTCAAAGATTGAACCGGCCTTTTTAAGAGTAGCCTGTTTCTTTTGCTCGTCAGTTAAAGCCTTCTGAGACTTAACTTGCTTGGTTTGTAAAGCTGCTAATTCCTTGGCTCGCTTAACGGCTAGGGCTTCTGCTGCTCGCTGCTGCGCTGTGCGCTGTGCTGTACCTGCTGGAGATGCTGAACGATTAGTGCTTGGCTTCGCACCTTCCATCATGGCATTGACATCACCACCTGCTAGAAAGTTTGTGTAGCCTTTACGGAACTTCTCGATAAATCCAATGGCCGTGCCTAATGCAACTATTACGTTGCTAGTGGACTTTGCAATATTATCAATTGCTTTAGCTGCATCGCTGGCTTCTGTGCCGCCACCTATGCGAGCAAAGGCATCTACTAAACCCTTACCGATTGTCTCTTGAGCATTACCAGTCGCTACTGCTAAGACTTCCATCTTGTAAGAAGTAGTTGTGAGGTAGTCCTGAGCAGCGCCTGCTGATCGTGCCAGCATGATGCCTAGAATCTCGTTAAATGACTTAGTAGTAATTTCTGCTCTAGTTAAGCCTGTGTTGTACTTAGTAAGGCCACGAGTAATGCCTACATAACCCTTACCTAAATCGGTTGCGACTGTGGCCAAATCGACGCCACTTGCGCGGCTAATTTGAATTGCATTGTTGAGAAGTTCTTGAGACTTAGTCAATGACCCAGTTGTAGTCAATAGACCCTGAAACGCTGGTCTTAATACATCATCGGCAATTGCTGCGCTTTGCTCTAGGTTAGCAATGAAGTCTGTGACCTTAGCCTGAGAGAAAGAAAGCCCAAGGTTATCTACTGCTGTTGATAGTCGATTGGCTGCTGCCTCATCAGCTGCAAAGGCTTTGACTGCTGCCTTGCCGTAGGCTGTCATAGCAGCTGCGCCTAGGCTTAAGCCTAAAGCTCTGCCTAGTGACTTGACTGACTTACTGAGCTTAATAACGCCCTTGTCTGCCTTGTTGAGACCAGCAGAGTCGTAGGTCGTGGCAATGCGGATTGCTAAATCTGTCATGCCTGCCATTAGTCTTTGCTCCTTGCTCTAAATGTCTTTTCGCCTCGAGCATTGCTTAAGGTAATAACCTTGTTGTTAGCTGACTGAATGGCTGCTACAACTGCTGCGGTAGTTCTGCCCTGATCCTCAGCCCATGCTCTAAACAAGAGGCGACCCTTAGTCTTGCGAGTTCTGCGCCCTGCGCTGTTTGACTGCTGGCTATCTACTAAAGGCGGTAGCGCAGCAATGAACTGGCGACCAGCGTTAGGGTTAGCAGACTTATTGACATCTCTGCCGCCTTCCCACTCTGTGATGAATTGGCCGCCGCGGTACTTCTTAACGCGCTGTGCAGGTGGTAAACCGGCAGGAGTTTTGCGACCTGCTGTCTCATAGATTGCACCAGAGGCAGACTTGTTAAAGATAGTTGCAAGGCTTCTAAAGCCTCGCTTGTTAGGCTTAGTTGGAGTTGTTGAGTAACCCAAGCCTTTCTTGATAATGCCAGTGTTAAAGGCTCGATATTCCCACTCGCCTACAGGATTAGCCCAGCCGCTAAGAGGAGACTCAGAAGGAACAAACCCACGCGCACGATTAACAACCTTACGCAAGTGTCCAGCAATTTCCTTCTGGGTTTCCTTGGCTAAGTCTGGTGTGTATTGCTTCAAGGCTTTCCTAAGAGCTACGGCGTTGTCTAATTCGACTGGCATCGCTTCGCTCCTTCGCTATGTCCTTGAGGACTTCTATATGTGCCTTAAATGCTAATGCCGGAAGTTCGACAATAGTTTGAAACGGAACTCCATACTCGTAACTCAGTCGAGCTGCAAGATAGGTGAGGGAGTTCCGATCTACCCTAAAGGGTCAGACTCTAGAACCTCAACTGACTTGAGGGTTTCTAAGAACTGCTCCCCAAAGGGTTTGACCGTTTCACCCGAACGACGGATTGCTTCCCAGCAGAGCCAATAGACATCAGATTGTTTCTGATCCTCTATCAGCGCCTTGTGAAAGCCTTTCTTGGCGTATTGCTCGAAGGCGTACTCAATGAGTGGAGTAATCTCGTACTCTGTTATTGAGTTATCAGCCCTTGTTACCTTTAGCTTTGCCATGTTAGCCCCTTAATTAGTTGTTTAGAATGTACCTGTTGATGCAACAGCAATTGTACCTGAAACGGTAAATGTGATGCTCTGTGTGGACATGTCTCCAACTGCGCCGTTTATATCGGTTGTGTTGTTTACAAGGCAGGTCGCTGTGTACAGAGGGTTAGTCGCTGAGACTGCTGTTCCCTTAGCCTGTAGAAGCACGATTGGGACGTTAGTTCCCCATGCTGCCTGGAGTGTTGCAAGAACGTTAGCTGATGCTGTGTCGTTCAAGAAGTCGATTGTGATAGATGATGCTTCAAGACCCTTGACGAACTTGTGTCCTGAGTCACCCATTGCTGTAACTTCTAGTTCATCAAATGAACGGTTGATAGTTACTGAAGTAACGTGGTCGCTAAGATCAACTGAATTAACCTTCACGCCTACGTTGTTGCTTAGAAATACTGCCATTTAGGTTATTCCTCGTCTTTCTTAGTAGTTGGTTTTGGTGCGGTTTCTGCTGCTGGTGGAAGCTGACCAATCTTGATTAGAAAGTCGGCTTGCTCCTTTGTCCAATCGTCCATCGATTAGCTCCATTCCGTTAGGGTACTGATTGCAATATCGCAACTCAGTAAATCTCCAGAAGCGATTGAAAGAACGCTAGGCGCGCTCACGCTTCCTACGTTAAATACAATGCTGGACGCTTCAAGTAGCGCAAAAACCCGAACAATGTCGGCTTCAATCCCAGCAAGGTTGCCCGCATTGTCTAGCAATGGAACAAGTATTGTAATTGTAAAATTAGCCATAGGCGCGATTGATGTGTAATCGTTATTGCTTGGAACAATATATGGATCAGCAGGAGTGACGATTACTGAGTTAGCGACAGGGGTAGCAGGTGGATAAGCGTAAACGCTGTACTTAGTGTTATCGGCTAGAGCTGCTGCGATGCTGCTTCTAAGGGTTGTTATCGCTGGCATCAGCCCACCATAGAGTTAGGGCTCAAGTACGGTGCAATTAAGCCACGAACGCGAGCTATAAGCTGTGATGACATGGAATACATGTTTCCCATAGATCCGTCTGGGTTCATGCCGTTGCCTGAGTTGGTTTGGCGAGCAGTCCAGATGGACACGCAGATCATGAGGCTTGCTTCTTGAATTGCTGGGATAGTTGTGTAATCGACATAAGTATCTGCCGCTACCTGTCCGTAAGGGTTGATTGGGTGGTACTGATTGTCGCTGGTGTGAGTTGTTGTGACAGTTATGCTTTTCTCACCAACTCCGGTGATTGTCTTAGTGCCGTTGAACTTAGTGCCTGACTTAGTGATAACTACTGATTGTCCTACATAGAACACATCTTGCACATAGTCATTAAAGTAAAGAGTTCCTACTGTACCAACGTTGCTGTGAGCAATTGTTGGAGTCGTGTTAGTCCATAGAAAAGGCAACAATACTTCATCTCCAGCATCGCAGACAGATTGAATCGTGGCGTCTGAATACAGACTGCCAACGCCAAGTGCTGATTTCAATTCTGCAACTGTCGTGATTGACATTGTTATCCTTTCTAAAGACTCAAGGGGACTGCAAGGGCTCCGGCAGCCCCCTTGAGCGACTTAGTTCAAGCTGATTAGGCTTGGTAGTTGTAGCGGTAAACTCCGCCGCCATCTTTCGCAACGTAAATTGCAAGGTATCCGTAAAGGTTGATTTCAACCTCACCAGATGTAAGAACGTTTACGCGGAGCTGTGTTGTTGGTGACTCCCATGTGTAAACTGATGAAGGTGCAATAAGGAACATTGAATCATCGCCTGTTCCTGTTGTAATGTTGTGATCAACAATGAGGTTTGTACCAAGTACGTCACCGACAACTGATGTTGGGCGAGCTGAACCTGATGCGTTCATTGGTGAGGCTGCGTTGTAAAGCGCACGACCTGTTGTGTCAGCATAAGACATAATCTGACCCCATTGTGAAGGTGATGCTACAAGTGCTGATGCATAATCTCCACCTGTGTTGCCGTAAATCTTTGCAGCATTTACAGAAATGAATGATTGGAGAGCTGCCGCTGATAGAGCGCGACCATCGTCTTGCTTTCCGCTTGCTGTCAAAGCAGCGATAAGAGCAGCGTCTGTTGCCTTCTCGTATGCCTTGCGAAGTTCTGCCATTACAAGTTCCATGAACGCAGGTGATGAGCGATCAATCAACTCGAATGAGATGCGCTGTAAACCAGAGAACTTGTTGATAGTTACTGTGTCATAAGCAGAAGTCATGCCTGTTTCAGATGGTGCAACTCCTTCGTTTGTGTCTGCAACTGTTGGTGCAGTATTTGGTGAAGTTGATGCGTTGGTGTACATGCGAGGTACAGTAAATGAAAGTCCAGAATCAACTAATGCACCACGAGTCGAAGCGTTAAACGCTGGGCGACCTGTAAATGTATCAGTAATGAATGTGTTGAGGTGCTGTGGCAATGTGAGACCTGTATTGGTTGTGCTGGAATCATCTGCTGCGCGAACTGTGCGGCGAGCTTCATCGTCTCCGAGTGCTGCCTTGATGTTTGCTTCTAGGTACTGCGCTGATGTAATTGGAGCTGTGCGCTCTTTTGTGTAGTGTGATGCTGCAACTGTTGGGCGAGCCGCTTCTACTGCCGCTGCTTCAACTGCTGGAGCTTCAACCGGAGTTGTGGTTTCTTCCACTTTTTCGGGCTCGCTTTCTGTTGTTTGTTCAGCAGGGATAACTTCCTCTGCTGCGATCTCTAGCACCTGAGCAGACTTGAAAGCCGGTTCAGTAACTAAAGAAACCTCTTTGAGACGTGCTGATGAGACAATAATGTGTCCATCGCGTGATGGCTTTGATGCGATTACTTCCGCACCAACTGAAAGACCTGAGACAAGTCCTTCTTGAGCCTGAATAAG